GCCGTCTGGGATGATGGCAAATCTGCACTTGCCTTCTTCCTCAACTTTTTGTGCGAGTATCTTGCATACCCCTTCGCCTTCATATAAAACGCAATTAGAACATTTGACTCCGATGTCAGCTACATCATTTTCATCCGGGGAATCGTAGCCAGCCCAAACCCCGGTTTCGTCTTCGTTAAACTTGCCGTACCGGCGAGTGATTGCTATCAGCATATCAGCCAAGACTGCTTCTTGCTCGTCAAGGTCATCTGCAATCTTATTCACAAACTCCTCGGACTTGTTCACAGTCCTATAACCGCCGCCTCGTTTTTTATATTCACGGACGAGCCATGCATTTGCATAGGCTGAAGGGTAGACATCAAATTTTGCTTTAGCCTCCGCTTTGACTCGGGCGTAAAGAGACGGGTTGGTTGGAACATTACGAGATGCTTTCTCAACATCTGTTGAAACATTAATAGGCTTCTTGCCCTGCCTCGTCTGGGATGACTCAGCCGTGCGCTTACGCCTAACTGCTGAAGCAATCTGTGCGGGTGTCATTCTTGCAGCACGAGCGGCAGGTACACACTTTGGGTACTTCCCTGACTCAGCGTCTGCTCTGCCGCATGGTTCAAAACCACCGCCAGCTTTTGGTCGGGATATGTCCACCCATCTTTCTTTAAACCATTGATCAAGACTTTTCCCAAAATCTTCTTTTTTCTTTTTTTTCTTTGGCTTATATCCTTGCTGAGGATTCTTAATCCCTGAACCCATCGAACTAGTCGTTACTTCATTTACCTTTTCTTCATAACCGCTAACTCTTGCAGCAACGCCCTGCATTTGAGCTTTTGCTTTTGCGGCTTCCATCGATTGCTGATCGCCTGTAGTGTAGGTGTAGCATTTACCACTATCTCCCCATTTGTAGCCGGGGTTGTTTCCGTCTGAACATGAACGAATAGGCATGATTTAATATCTTATCATATTATTGATAAATACTCACAACATCAGCCTGATTCCAACGCTGAACTGGTATCTCCACCCGCCAAAAATAGGCGGCAGCGTCTTCTGATGAATAGACAATTCTTGCGTAAGCTTTCTTTGCACCTTCATCGTATACAGGACAGGAGCCGTTGCTACAAAAGTATAATGCTTTATATTGATACCTGTCTTGGTGCCAGTGAACGGCATTAACCACAGTTAAGTTTTTATTGCAGTAGGGGCATGTTCTTACCGGATACGGAAAGTCTTTAATTACTTGTCCCAAAATCATATCGATCATCTCCATCATCATTAATTATTTTCTTTCTTAGAATATAAGTAATGACTTCATCTATTTTGTTTCTTGCAATTTCTATACCATCCATTAAAGCATTAAGTTCTTCAATTGACATAGGGTATTTGTCATCCGGTGACATTATAACAAAAGCTGGAACAAAAGTTTCTTCAAAAGGCACTGCCTTAACAATAATCTGGAGAGACTCAATATCCTCTAGATTTATATCAGAGTTATAGCTAGTTATTCTCATCTATGTCTTTTCTTATTAATTCTTGGAGGTGGTAATTTTGCCTGCACTCTTTCAACTTTCTTTTCAGCTTTCTTTTCAGGTGGTTTGATAAACCTAATCCACTGGTATACTAGCATTATTAGTATGCTGGATGTAAAAGTTATTTCTCTTTCCAGAAGGATGTTTGTGGAGTATTTTACACCTATCGCAGAAACCGCAGTCCACACAAACCAAAAAAAGAAATTTGTCATGGGTAGATCATACCAGGAATTTTTATTTTTTTTCTATTTCTTAATACATTTTTTGCAAAAAGATGGTATGCTTACGCATGCAAGGCGTACCAGCATACTAGTATACTACTAATACTTATAAACTATATATACTTAATATACTTAGCATACTAAGTATACTAAGCATACTAGGTGTTCAGATAACAAGAAAAGTGATATGGTAGTACTATGCAAATCATCGCAATTGTAGAATCTGATGACTATGGCCCGGCTGCGATTATTGACCCGGATCATATTAGCGTCATGAAATTTGATGATTTCTATATTGCAGCAACTCGGTGCGTATTTACAAATATGCCCATCAGTTTAGAAATTTCTGAAGAAACTGCTAACGACTTGATTAAAAAAGGTGTAAACTGTCTCTCTATGTCATCGAACTCAACGGTACTTGAAAATGAGAAAGAGTAACACCTTCAATGAAAAAAATTAGCTGGTTTAGTCTTAATCATCAAGATGCGTCTGGGGACACTTGGTATAGCCAGGGTTACTATAATGCAGCAATATCCACAATTAAAGCTTTGCAGGCTAAAGAGTGCGCTGTGTTCTATAACAGGGAAGATATCCCTTACCATGTTAATTTTTGTCCGCCGACTTATTACCAGATAAAGTCAAAATATAATATTGGGTATACACCATGGGAGTCTACCAAGATTCCTCCGCATTGGGTGGATAATATGCGAAGGTGTGATGAAATCTGGGCAACATCTGATTTTATTAAAGATGTTTATATTAAGAACAATGTTAATGCCAATGTGTTCACTATCCCTCACGGTATCTCTGAAGAGTTTTCCATTATCGACAGAGAATTAACAGGTCGGTTCAACTTCCTGCATGTGGGCGGGGACTCTAAGAGAAAAAATGCACAAATGGCTGTTGATGCTTTTCTTGAGCTTTATGATGGCAATGATGACTTTAGACTTATATTAAAATACAACAAGTTTTGTTTAGCAGAGATTTATTTGAATGATAAACTTGTACCCGCATCCTATCATCCTCAAATTATTTCTATACCAGAAAATTTTGACACACTTGATTTAGTTGCTTTGTATCATAAATGTCATTGCATGATATACCCAACAATGGGCGAGGGTTTTGGGATGATCCCATTTGAGTCTATAGCAACAGGGCTTCCGACTATTGTAACAAATTTAACTGGCTGTGCAGATTTTGCAAAATATGGCATACCTTTGGAAGCAACTTTTATTAAAGCAGATTGGCAAGATCATTTGTATGATTGCGACACTGGTGAATGGGCAAGTCCAGACTTCCAGCAATTGATCGACCTTATGGAAAATGTTGTTAATGAGTATGAAGATTTTAAAAAGTATGCAATAAAATCTGCAAGAATCTTGCACTCGGAATGGTCGTGGGCGGCGACTGCTGATAAGATACTGGCGCGTTTAGAGTTTTACGAAAATTCTTTATCGTAGTCCTTAGTATCAATCTTTGACTCTGCTCTTGGCACAGTCTAAACTGGATACTCTTATCTATCAGGAGGTATTACATGTCGCTATTGTCGCCAGAGTTTATTGCTAGTTATATTACAAAGACCCCACCTTGGGGTTTTGGTGGTCTTGGAGAAGTTGTTTTTCTTAGAACCTATAGCAGAAAAATTGAAGGCACTAATAAAACTGAGACATGGGTACAAACCATTAAAAGAATAATTGATGGCGCAGTCGATATCGGTGTTCCATTTTCTAAAGAAGAAGCCGAGCAGTTGTTTGATCACATGTTCCAGCTTCGATGCTCAGTATCTGGCAGAGCCCTCTGGCAGCTCGGCACACCTCTTGTATCTCAATTCTCGGGTACTTCGTTGAATAATTGTTTTTATACAAACATTGAAAAAATTGAAGACTTTGAACTTTTGTTTGATTACTTGATGCTGGGTGGGGGTGTTGGTTTTTCAGTAGAGCGATCAAAAATTCATGAACTACCAAAGGTCAAGGCAGTTAAGTCAATTACTGCCGAAAGAAGCAATGATGCTGACTTCATCGTTCCGGACTCAAGACAAGGTTGGAGAGAGTTGCTTCATAAAGTGCTTGAATCATATTTCATTTCTGGTAAATCTTTCACATACTCAACTTTGCTAATTCGTGAATTCGGTACACCACTCAAGACATTCGGAGGCACTGCCTCGGGTTCTGGAGCTTTGGTTGATGGAATTGACGACATCTGCAAGGTTCTTAATGAGCGTGTTGGCAAGAAACTTCGCTCCATTGATGTTTTGGACATTTGCAATATCATTGGAAGAATTGTAATCTCTGGCTCTTCACGAAGGTCTGCACAAATTGCAATTGGTGATCCTGATGACATGTTGTTCCTTAAGGCAAAAAATTGGGGTAG